ACATTAAATCAAGACTCTCCGAGTTAATGGCCATCATAGAAGATATTCAAAGGTCCTGCCAATCTTAATTCATCAAATCCTTTAGGCTGGAAAGTTTTTGCCCCTCATCCTGAAACGAGAATTCCTTTAAGACCAATACCTCGCCATCTATAAAAGCAAGGATGAGGAGTCCGCGATCCCCGGACCGAGAGAGAATGACCTGTCCTACCGAGGCCACATAATCATTCTCAACCCCACGAATGATTGTTGATTCACATATCGGCTCCGGTAATTGATTGCCGTCTCCTGCCAGCTTCGATAAAACTTGATGAAATCGTTCCTTTTCGTCAATAAACAGTTCAAGCTCTTTTTTATGCTCATCTGTTTTGGCGATTTCGCTAAACATACCAAACATTCTTTGGCTGATTAGGTTTAATTCCATCCGCAATTCTTTTGCCGTTTTCATCTATTCACCCCCTTTCCTTGCCGTTTATAGCCATCTCAAGGATTGCCATTTCGTTTTTTTCGGTTTGACTCTTTTTCTTGGCCGGTGCACATATTTCTTCCACCACCTTTTGGGACCCTCGACCATGTGTGACACGCTTCACGATACACGCCCCTCTCGCCTTGCGCCCTTCACATATCGTCTCGGATACTCGATGATTCGACTTCACGCAGAAAAACCATTCCATATCATCCTCTCCTTCTCGGCCAAAAGCGGTCGATGAGGTAGACCGTTCCGACCATCGTTCCGATAAATAAAACCATCACAAGCAAGCTATCGAACATTACAAGCTACCCCCTTTGTTTTGATTTCATTACGCATCGTGCGTAACGCATCTTGCGTAACTTTAGGTGAAATTTTTTTATATCCGGTGGCCAAACTCATCTTCCCGTTCGATTTCCAAAGTCACCGCTTTTTTTCTCTCTTCCTCTGCCGCCCTGATTTGCTCGTCAACCTGGCCATATAACCAGGTAGTAAAGACCGGATCGGCCTCGATGTCTTGCAGGGCAAGGTAGGCAGGGTTTCCCCTACCGTCCTTGTCAATCATAAACCCCAGGTCAAGTTCGTCCGCTCCCTCAATGTCGTAGTCTATTTTAGCAACACTAACGGGAGTATCCGAGATAATCCCTTGAATCAAACCGCCTTCAACCCATATCACTACTTTTGGTTTAGTCATGTTTTTGCCTCCTTCTATTAATTAGGATTTTTGGTGGATTATACGGATTAAAATCTTCATCGAGTTCTTCCGCATGGGAAATATCATCTTCATCGAAAACCCCAGAATCAAGCGAAAAGGATTCAACCGCCTGGTCCCAGGCCTCTTCGGGAGTATCTCCAATCCCGCTTAAGGTTATCGTAAATTCGTAGAGATTCATTCTTTATCACCCCCTTCTTCTTCATCGTCACCCAACTTAACAAAGTGAATTGTCTGAAAGTAGGTATACCCCCGCTTCTCCAGTTCGTTTAATGCACAATCGTAACCCTCAAGGTCCTTTCGCCCGAAGCACTCCGAGACATAGATTGCCCCATAAAGATTTTCGGCCAACTCAATTAATTCTTGGTCTTTCATCTCGCTAAATTTCATAATCCGTCCCTCCTTCCTCGGTTTCGTCCAACCTTATCTTTCCATCCTCTCCAAGCCACACAAAGGTAGAACAGTTTTGGCACTCATACCCAATTATTCGGTCGGTTGCATCCAAGAATTCCACAAGGTAGGCCATGTCGTAATTGATTGCCCCGTCCTCTTTGATACGAATGCCCTTCTGTTCCGCCCACTCCGTTGTGACCTCAATAAAATATTCACTTTTGCATTTAGGACATTGTTGAAAGTTCATGGTTTCCCCCTTTCTTAATAGTGGAAATCAATAACCACGATCCACTTTTTGTCAATGAAATCCTCCGATACCTCATCTTCATCCAAGTCACAAAAATAAGCATCGCTGTCATGCCACTCGCCCTCATATTCCTTGAGAAACTTTTCGTAGATTTCTTTGGTTACGATTTGGGCATCCTCTTCGTTTCCGTAAATGGCCATGTCCTCCAAACCAAGTTTGTTACCAACCAAGTCTCCGGTCCACCGGCCACCGATAACAAACCAATCGCAAATCGCACTTCCGAACCTATTGGGAGAGTTTGAGCCATCAACAAACGAGCTGTCCCATTCCAGTTCGGTAAAGGCATGACTTCTGGCTTCCTCTGAATTCTCCGCATTTTCCTTGTTGAATGTTACTAACAATCTCTGGTGCATGGTTTAACCCTCCTTTCCCCTTTGCTTCTCGTTTCCATTTTTGATAGGCTTTTGATTCTTTGGGTTTCCGATACCAAAAACGTTTTGGGCAATAAAGTTTCATTCTCATCTATTACGTTAGCTCCTCGATCATACCGACAACCTTATGGGCCATTCTCCTTCTTTGTTCATCAAGCTCGGCGTTTCCTTCATTCAGGGTATCGTAGGAAGCAAACATGTAATAAGTATCCCAAAAAAGAAGAGCAGACTGAAGACCCTTTCGGACCGCCTTTGCTTCGGATAAGGACAATTCAAGATTGATTTTTTTCATAATTCCTTCCCTCCTTGAGTGCCTTCTCCCAATCCGCACGTGTTCTAAATTGAGTGAAGTCGGCGACATTGGCCTCGCACATTCTCACAACCCAATCGGCACAACCTTCTTGAATCTCTCCGGCTTCGAGTTTACAGCGAAACTTTTCTAATTTCTCCAGGATAGCAAGACAAAGAATATCGTTTTGTGATAGTTTCATTGATCCCCCCTTTTCTTTATAGCCCCTGCTGTTCTTTAATGTTCCGCATCCACATATTCCCAAACTTCGCCAAATCGTTCATGAGTTTAGGCCGGTATTGAGCAATGCGCCCCTGATCGTTGTAAATTAAAACCTCCTGCTCTAATCCAGGGACACCATCTTGACGAAAATAAATAGGGTAATAGTTTTCATCTTTGGCCTTGATAAACTCCATGTCAGGATCACGCATCGCATCACCGTTTTGTTCGTAGTAATGCGTCACGGAATAGATTTTTCCAAGCTCGCAATCCCTCAAAAGCTCCACCACCACCGGCATGAATGCTTTTTGAGTGTTGTCAATCTTCTTATGGCTGTTCTCTTCCGTAAGCCCTTCGATTAGCTTATCCATGACAACCCTTGATTGTTTATTTAGGCATTTCATCTAATCACCCCCTTTGGTTACGGGTAGTTTATCCTCATGCCCAGGAGGAATTGACCGTTATTTATAGCAGTTCACGCCGAGTTTAATGTTTGGATACCCAGGAACCGAAACGTTCCCATAGGTGGAAGCTACCAACGTTGACTTCCCGCTTTTAGACCTCCCTAAATCCTTGTTTAAGTCAATCTTTAAGACCAGAACCCCGTCAACCACTTCCATTTTGATATTACCCTGCTCCATGTTCTCACCCCCTTTCGTTTTCAATCTCCGCCCCCATTGTCTTTGGTGGGCAATACGTAAATGAAGGGATCGCCTTCCCTATCCCTTGAACTTCGATTGCTTGAAAAAAATCCATAATCAATCTCTTCTTTGCACTCAACGTTCCCCTCTTCCATTGATTGGCATGGGCTTCCAGAAAGTCCTTCACGTCCTCTTGTGTAACCTCATGTAATTCAAAATTACCTTTCTTTATATGAGTAAACTTAAGAAATTGCCTCACAACACCCAAAATCACACCCAATGAATCTTTCTTCCAGTCTGGATGCGCTTTGCGCAACACGGTCTCGGCCAACTCCGAATAAATACACTGATTTCCATATCGTCGTTTCACATAGGCTTGTGGAAAGCTCAAACCAGCCTTGTTTTCAATCTCTGGAACACCGCCCGAAATCTCCTTTGGTTCGTCAACAGGAGTAAACTCCACTCCCTCCGCTTCGGTAGTAGTCACCTTCCCGTTGCCGTTGATATTCAAGATAAGTTTTCCAATAGTGACCATACCAACAAAGACCCCCTTCCCGTCGACGCCGGATAACATCTTGTTTATAATCTGCATGGCCATTTTGGGTTCTTGTGATATGTGCTCGTCCATGTTCTTGACCTCTCGATTTTATGATATTGAGTATCGCTCCACTAAATTACGGATAAATTCATCTTTATCAATTTTCCTTACACCTTTGTTAATTACCATTGGAGCACTGAACCCAAATTCATAAACACCCTCTTCGGTTTCTTCTCCTTCTCCATACCATTCCAAACAAAGCTCTTTAAATTTCATTTCGGCTTCGTCAAAATCCTCTGCTTCAATGAGATAAGAATAAGAGTATTCCTGCTCCCCGTTATGCTCCTCCAATGTTCCCTCAAAGTATTTTTTCATGGTCTCACCCTCCTCTTACTTTGTTAGGATGTCCACTTATCATGGTATCCAGCTTGCAAGCACTCACCGTCATCTAAAAGACTTTCGCAGACCGGACAAACGCCAAACTTGCTGATCTGATACCCGTAAGCCCAACATCCGTTACTCAAGTCAACAACTACCCCGCCTCTTTTAACCTGTTCCCAAGGGACTTCATTAACCGGTGTTCCCTCTTTTCCCTTGCAGTTCACTTCAATCCCCTCTACGATAGCTGTTACCGGTTCAAGTGTTCCCCATGCGTTTCGCCATATTACTTTGTCACCGACCTTCAACATTTCAATCACTCCTTTCCGATGAACCGGCGGGAGAACCGGTATAAGCCTTTTTATTCTCCTTTCCTCTCCCTCCAGCCTCAGAAGGGAGAGCACCGACCACCGGTTCATCAGTTTTTGAATTAAAGAACATCGATTAACCCTCTTAATAAGAAAACAAGAATACCCCAAAAAAATGGTTCAAATAGTTCAAATGTTAAGCCAAGTATCGCCAGTTTCATTGTTTTCCCTCTTCACTTTTCCATGATGGAATTGTAAACGGGCCTATTTTTGCTCCTGGTTGCGCTTTTGCCGTGACCTCTGCAATAAGCTGGTCTTGTCTTTCCCTGGAAACTCCCTGCCTTGTCCATAGGTCTCTGAGATCCTTTTCTGGATTCAAGATGATGCTGGCCACTTCCTTTGTTATCTCTGGATGAAATCTTTTGATGGTATCCTTTGCGATGTCCAGATTCTCCTCAAAATGGTATGCTTTACCGTTAGCCTTAATGTCATCTTGGAAGAGAACATAAGGAACAGACCAGTCACAATCCTCCTCCCACCATTGGAGAGACCCTAAAAAGTTCTTGACATGAGGTATCGTTTTTTCAATGATGGTTTGACGTTCTTTGGATAACCAAATCCCACCGTGCGAAGGTGTTGAATAGCTGATAATACCTTCCGCCAGTTCCTCTGCAAAATCTGCCTTGCCCCACGGTGTTTCTTTTCTCATTGTTTTGAAGCTCCTTTCATTTGATTTCCTTGATATACTCTCTATCTGTTGCATACTTTTCAATAACTGGTCTAATAAATTGGATATAATCTTCTTGATTCAGTATCGAATATTCCTCTATCGCTAATCCCGTTTCTTCATCTTGTATCGTTATTGTAAGTTCCATGTTTTTGATTCCTTCCATTTCCTTTTGTTTTGATATAGTGCAAGTTGAGTGCCAATTCCAATATATTTATTTCTTAATGATTTTAAGCACTTAATAAACCTGTAAATCCCATAAGTGACAATAATTGCGTATCTTCTTTTACTCAACTTTCGCCTAAACCCATGAAAATCAAGGGAAAACCTTAAAAACAAAAATTTGCATAGAAGTGACAATGTTTGTTACTCGAAATGAACCAGAACATTAATATAAGGGCTTGACCTCTTTTCCCCCCACACCCCCCTTATAAAAGAAAAGAAAAGAATATATAGGAAGGCTTGTAGGGAGGACTTCTTCTAACCATTAGGGAAAGGACTCCGGTAAGGACTTCGCCCTGTTTCTTCTTTTTATCTCTTTTTTAAAAGAGGAAAAAGCAATCGCAAGAGAGAGAAAAAATGGCTAAATGATAAGCAATATCGACTATTTAGAAAAGTGTAATGAATTCAAGAAAAGGAAAAGTTATAACGTTTTGAAAAGGTATTACGTTTGGGTAAACGTATACCCAAAAAAAAAACGGGTATACACTCGCTTGGCGAAAGTCCCCTGGAGGGGTTTTCGATTTGCAAGGATGAGGAGAGCCTTCGAACCTGCTTCTATTAGGCATAACACTGCATAGTTGGCATAACACCATCCGGTTAACCCGATCCCCGAAAGTTAACATAACTCTCCGAAGATTGTGAAAAACAAGCCATTATTTAAGGTATTAAAACTAATATAAGCTGTTAATATCATTATTAATATTAGCTTGTGAAATGGTAAGATTAACATAATATTCCTTATCAGACGTAAAAGAACCTGCCCGCCAGCCCTTGATAATAAAGGATTTGCGGCCACCCACGAAGGCAGGTTGACGAAAGTTGACAAGTTTAACTCAAAAGGAGTAGAATTAAGAATAGGCAGGAGGAGGAGGCGAGACATCTTAAGCTTTTTTTAAAAGGAAAGAATTCTCTTGAACCTCTGCCACGATCCAGCGAGACCGACCGAGAGACCCTGGGGGGGAGTCAACAAGACCCCAACCGATCGACATAGACTCATCTATATAGAGTCTCTCCCTCACACATATAGACACCCCTGTAAAATTTTTTCATCCAAAACCGTTCAATCGTCTAAAAAATTTTTTCCAAAACCGGAGGTATTTTATGGACCTGAAGGGTAATAAGGATTTTTTGGAGAAGGCTTTATATCCTTGCGTAAGAGTAAGAACACGTGTTGCCGGTGGGAGTGGCCAGGTCATTCATTCCAGTAGGGAAAACGGGACGTTTATTCTGTCCTGTCATCACGTGGTGGATGATGCCATTGAGATTAAGGACCAATGGAGCAATCTTCTTCAGAGAAGCATTAAGCGCGATATCCTCTCCCCCGTGAAGGTGGAATTCTTTAAGTTCTCATACCGGGACAGGGTAACGGGTTCGGAGTCGAAGGCAGCGAATATTATTGCTTACGACAAGGATGAGGATATTGCTCTGTTAAGGCTGGACGACCCGGATCCGTATGCTTATGTGGCAAGGCTATTTCCTTGTGACGGGTTGGACGACTGTTCGGTGGACGAAAACTTGGACATGGGGTCCGAGATAGTGACGATTGGAGCGGCGTTGGGACACGACCCCATTCCGACGGTCGGGAATATCGTTTCGTTTAAGGACATTATTGACAACAAAATCTATTGGATGTGCACGGGGCCGATGATTTTCGGCAACAGCGGGGGCGCTACCTATGTGGTGGACACCTGGGATTTCATAGGGATGCCGGCAAGGATTGCGGTGGCCGGGAACATGTTTTCGATAGATGCCATCACGCACATGGGCTTTATCGTTCCCGTAACCAGGATTGTCCAGTTTTTGAAGGATTCGATGATGGATTTCCTTTTTGAGCCTGGCGTTTCCTATTCGGATTGCAAGAGACGGATTGACGATAAACGCAAAAAGACAGAGCTCGAAGCTCTTTTGGACCAGAATAGAGAGAAATAAGATTTGCATATCCGTGGCTGAATAATCTGCTGGTCGGCAGATAAGGCACGGCCCAAGGGTTTAGGGGAAACTTCCGAGTTTACCTTGGGAAACTGACGGTTCCGGTTTATGCCTTCCATGTCACTAAACTTACTGCTTGATCATTGGTAAGACGGAAGGTAGTTGAAGGTGGGCCGACGGGCTCAGCCCTTTAGGGGGCACCGAATCCTTCCGGATGTGCAATTCATTAAGGAGGTTAGACAATGCTTACAAATGAGTCCACGGTTCTCCCCGAGACCCAAACTGGAACTGGTTATGTCTGCCCTTATTGTGGAATGTGGGTTCCATCTATGACCTATCACGTTTGTTCCGGTAGACCCATTTTGCAAGAAAATAACGCCTGTGTGAACTGTCCGTTCGCCGGGCGTTGTAGCCGAGCCGACATTCCGGCCTGTTTTGAGGAGAAGAAATGAAACTTAAGGATTTGTTTACCATAGCGGTTGCTTATCTACGTGGTTTTTTCTGTGTTCGGCTGTTTAAAATCGATGACAACCTCTACCAGTCCGGACACCTTACAGGTTTGTTAACGCCATGGATGCTTCGAAGAAATAAGATTTACCATATCGTGGACTTATCGGGGGACATAGACAAGGTTCACAAGCAATGTGTTTGGTTTCGGTATTGGCCGATCTGGGATAACGGGTTGCCGGACCTTGATGAACTTTGGAGGGTGGCCGGAGAAGCCAACGAAATGTCTCAACTTGGCCATAATGTTATTGTCCATTGTTCCGGGGGTTGCAACCGTAGCTCTTTGGTCAACGGCTGCATTCTCTATCTCCGCGGGTATCGGGGCCGGGATATCGTGAAGAAGATTCGCTCCGGAAGACCGGGGGCGTTAACGAATTGGGTGTTTGAGGGTTATTTAAACGCGCTGAACAATGACGAAGGGTGAACGCTATGTTTCGACCTGATTCCGTAAATATTTTCGGGAATATTTATCCGATTAAATACTGCGACACCCAAATCGATGTGGACATCAACCGCAAGCAGGAGTTTTACGGCCAAATCGATTATCCAAGCCAGAGCATCAGGGTATTTGATAACGGGTCCCTGGGAGACGCAGAGATTCTCTCAACGATTCTCGAAGAGGTCATACACGGTATTACTGAGAGTTTGGGGTTTGATTGTTTTGAGTCAAAAAAAGGACACAAGGAACTGCGGGGGTTATCCACCAGTTTATCAGATGTGTTGATTCGGAATGGATGGTTAAACCATGACACATAAATGCTCATGCGGCAGGGAAAAGGACATTCACCCCAATACGGGGTTATCCTGTCCGCTTTGCGATTTTATTAAAAGGAGGTTTAACGATGGTGACGATTGTGGCTGTCATTGTTGTGGGAGCGATATGCCTGGGGATTGGGTATCTTCTGGGGAAGAAACAGAAGGTGAAGAAGCAGCTTAAGGATGTGCTGGATAGGATTTAAAGATGGGATGCCCAACCGTAAAAGATAAGATTGACGATAAATTTCTTGGCATCAAGGGGTTGATGGAAAGAGCGAAGAAGCTCATCGACCGCGGGTTTTACCAGAAAGCCAAGGAGTGTCTTGACCTCGCGGCGAAGTGCGCGGATAGCGGGAGAAAACTTAACGACGGACATGAGCGCTGAAACACTTGAACCCGGAGACATTGTTTTAAGTTATCGCCGCCAATACAAGGGGCCGTTTAAGTATTTGGTGACGAGGCTTATTCTTTTCTTTACCACGGCCTGGTGGAAGGGAGAGTCCACATCCAAGGTCTACCATGCGGAAATGGTGGTGAAGTCTCTCAGCGACAAGGAATTTCAGGTTGTGACCATGGAGCCGATGAAGTGCCGGTATAAAACCAGGTCTTACAATCGCAAGAGGATTCTTCGCTTAAACCTGAAGGGGCCTTTTTTTAACAATGCCTTCGAACAATACGTTCAGGAGAAATTTGGCCAGAAGTATGATTACTTAAAATTAATTCAAATCATACTTTACTGGATGTTTTTGGGCTGGAACTGGTTGGGACGGATTTATAAAAATTCGGACCGGGATATCTGTTCGGAGTTTGTGGCGAGATTTTACGAGCGGGTTGGAATAGTGTGTTCAACCGTGGATGCGGATATTACCACGCCGGACGATATCTACGACATGACCAGCCATGCGATATTTTACAAGGTGGTCTTTGATGCCAAGGGAGATTATGGAAAACAAACCAGCATGGGTTGATGAAGAATCGATTTGCCGAAGATGCGGAAGATGCTGCCATCGAAAAGAGAAGTCTTTCGGAAAGATAAACATCTTACCCGAGACATGCCGTTTTTTAGAGAAAACCGGAGATGGGAAAACCAGGTGCGGCCAGTATGAACATCGATTCGCAGGCCCCTTGTTCTTCAAGGACGGACAAGCCTTTTTTTGTTTACCGGCTCAACAGGCGTTTCAGATGGGTCTGCTTCCCAATGATTGTCCGTATGTCCATTACTATAAACACGGCATGGATAAGCAGTTGAAGCATTTTTTAGTTTTTAATAACGCATGTGACACTCAAAAATGGGATGGAATTTTCCCGAAACCAAAGCCAAATTGCAAGCATTGTTACGGACGCGGGTATCTCGGTAGGGATGTCAATAGAAATACTTACGTTCCGTGCTACTGCCTGTCTTATCAGGAGGATTTATGCCAGAAGCCGAAATCGCCAGACGAGGCGGAGCCAAGCGGTGGAGAACTAAAAAGCTCCCCGGAGGAAAATATATCCATGTCGCCGTAACGAGAAAGAAGGGTCCGCGTGGCGGATCGACCGTTGCGGGCGAGGTTCATAAAAAGAAAAAACAGGCAGTTCCTGTTTAAAGGAGGAAGAAATGGCAAGATATATTGATCAGGTGACGTTAGCCATTCCGGTGGCATTAACAACNNGTTATCCATTCCGGTGGCATTAACAACGAATACATCCGGAAAAATTTCCCAAAACCGCGGTGTTCATTCTGGGGTAGCGATTATGTTGATTCTGACCACCCCTAATTTTACCAATGCAGTCACAACCAATGTCCAAATTCTCAATCAGGACAACGTTGTGCTATACCAAACGCCAGAGCAGGCAAGAAATACAACGGTCGTCTATAAAATAGATGTTGCGATTGCCGAACAGGAGACGTTTAAGGCGACGACTTCCGGCGCGCACGGCGACGATCCTGCCAAGTCTGTCACGATCGACATGGCTTATATTCCGGACTATGCCTCGTAAGGAGATAAGGAATGCTTCTACATTACGCCACAAATAAACCATTGGAGAGACTTATCAGGAGTTATCGTCCCGAGAATATGAATGGTTGTGTCCTTTATCTGCCCTTCTGGAGATATGGCGCCGAGTCACCAAAGATTTGGGACAATTCGGGCAATAATTATAGCGGAACAATCGCGGGCGCCGTTCCAGCCATTAGCTCCATTTACACTCCTGTTGTTGCATCAGGTTCTTGCACCCTTGCCAACATGAGGCTTTCCGCCGTAAATGGGACAGCCTTTACTGACTTTTCTGTTGCCGATGTTTTGACGGACCACATTGGGAAGTATCTTATCGTCCGTGACAGCACAGGCAAGCAAATTTCTGGTTTTATCAAGGCCGCTGGGACGGGGGAGACGCTGGTAGATGTGGTTTCGGGATGGGATTTAACGAGCGGTTGGGGTGTGGATAATGCGACAATAAACGATGCGAACACCTTTACGCTGACTTCTAATAATGGTTACGTCCAGAAAACTCTCACAATCAATGTCGGAAGATTATACAAGATAACATTTGATTCAACACAGACATTGGGGACGACTGTTTTAGCTGATGGCACAGAGGTTATGGCTTCGGATGGCGATATAGATAAATACTTTGTGGCTACGGCCTCGGCATCACTCAGAGTCCGCAATTCTTTAAATACGGCAGTAGTTGATATTAACACAATGATTGTGAACCGTGTTAATACCCCCGCCGCCACAGGAGTAACGATTGTATCAACTCAGGGGGGGACGACATATAATTGGGCAAGTCAGGAAAGCGGGTTTAATTACAATGATGCGAGTGGATATACGTACGAAATCCGAGAAGGAGTTTCCCGCTACGAAGGTCTGGGATGGGGATTTGACGGAGTTGACGACAGGATAGTCCACAGCTCTCTTAATCTTGGAAAAACTCACACCCTGCATTACTGGCTGCGATACATTGGCGTTGGCATCATTCACAGCGGAGCGGCCAATTACCACGGGCTCAGGCTCACCTGGACACAGGCAGGCTATAACGCCGGAACCACCGAAGTCTTAGTTACCCACGGCGGACTATCTTCATATCAGGGGAAAGCCCTCTTCTCTATTGTCAGAAGCGGAACCTCAGTTTCATTTTATCAAAATGGCGTCCAGATTGGGGCGACACAAACGCTGCTTGCCAATAATGATTTGACGGTTACAGACATCGGAAGAAGTGCGGGCGGGACCAATAATTACTTCTCCGGGGTGGTCTACGAAGCGGTTGCTTTCAACCGTGCGATGTCTGCATTAGAGGTCAGAAATTATTTTGAAGTATCACGAAATCGGTATTTATAGGAGGCATTAATGACCATAAGAAGATTCACAATCGATCTGGCGATACCGGAAAAAATACCGGAAACTCTTTTAGAAAAGCCTACACAGGCTCAACTCACGGCCCTGGCCAAGATGACATGGCTTGAAATTATCAGAACGATGATCCGGAGGCTCAAGGAATATTCAGAGAATATCAACACGGGGACTGCTAAGGAAGAAGATGCAACCAGGGCGGTCTGGCATTTGTGCAACCACGACATCGGGCTTCCATGCGAGCCAGAGCAGGAAATATGAAGTTTGCTTATTATCTTCCGGTTTTTGTGGCTTACACCGACGATCTTCCAGATATTGCGGGGGGCATGGCCCTTTACCGTTTTCTCTGGGGAAAGATTAAGATTCGTCCGAAATATGTTAACGATCAGGGCATTTTAAAACATGAACTTCAGCATTTAAAAATTTACGCCAGAGCGCCGGTTGTGAACTGGATTCGCTCACGTTTATCAAAGAAGGTTCAGTATCAATTTGAATTAGAGTGTTATCGGGTGCAGTTACGATATTCACCGTGGGACATTGACACTTTTGCTTTTTTTCTTGCCAATAAATACGGGTTTAATGTGACAGAGCAGCAGGCAAAGACTGATTTATTGAGATGATGCGATGAAAAGAATTGGTGGAAGACCGAGAGAACAAGAGGTTCCCGAATATCTTATGGCGAGCATGCCGAAGAAGGAGACCGAGGAACACAGGCAGATGCGCGCTTTTTATCTGAGCCTCCCAGAAGCGGACCGACATCTTCGTGCTGTTGCTGATAAATTTGGATGTTCTTACGACAAGGTTTATAGGGCAGCCCGTTCTTTTAATTGGGTGGAGGATATTAAAAAAAGAGAAAGCGCCATCAGGGACCCATTTCCGGAAGAGCATCAAAAACGGGTCAAAGACTTCAGGATGAAGGCGTTGCTCCTGGCTTGCAAGCATCTTGATAATGAACTGATTCGTTCGGGTGTTCCCGGGGCAAGTGTGCCCGAACCGATTCAGGCAATGATTCAAGCGGGAGCCATTAGTGAAGCCACCAAGGAACTCATCGCTTATGTGAAGGACCTTCCGGTGAGGGCCAAGGATTATAAGGATTTGAATAATCTGGTCGATCTGGTTCGGAAGATTGTGTTTGAGTGGGATCCGAACGAAACCGACTACCAGGGTGGTCCTGGTGGAAAAGGCATCCAATTTAATAGTTATAGCCTGATTATCGAAAAGGCGTAATCATGGAAGAAAAAAAACAGCCGACCGCAAACCCTACCGTTAATGGACATTGTAAGCATGGCCTCATGTCTCAATGCTGCCATTACTGTTTGGGGGGTGAAACGACGCATCGGGTTCCTTCCGGACCGCCAGGCTGGTTTATAGACTTAAACCGTATTGGAGCCATCGACCCATTGTGGTGGGCCAAGCGGTATCATCGGTAAAGAAATTTTAATCGATTCGGTTTGATCAACCGAATTTTTCCAAACATAGGCCGGGAACACTAAGTCGCCCGGTCGCTGAAAAGCCTCAACTCGCGCGAGGGGTTGGGGCTTTTCTTTTTTGGGAACCTTTTTATGGAACAAAGCATCGAGAAAACCTATTCCTACAAAGATGCCCCTACCCTATGGGCTTTTACGCAGGACGATACGTTTTGCCGCGCCGTGAAGGGTCCGGTTGGTTCCGGCAAGTCATCGGCCATGGTGATTGAAATTCTTGAGCGGGCCAAGAAACAGGCTCCTGGCCCAGATGGGGTAAGAAGAACCCGATGGGCCGTTGTTCGAAATACCTACCCTCAGCTTATCGACACCACCATTAAGACTTTTTTTGATTGGGCTCCGCCGGAATATCTCGGCCATTACCGGGAAAATCCAAGACCTGAATATATTATCGACCGACTCCGAGCGGAAGATGGCTCTCCGGTCGTGATTGAAATTTTATTTAGAGCTCTGGATAAAGCCGAACACGTTAGAAATCTCCTTTCTCTTGAATTGACAGGATGCTGGTTTAATGAGTGCCGGGAAATTGCCAAGATTATTTTTGACAACATGAAAAACCGAGTGGGCCGTTACCCGTCCGAGGATAACGGAGGAGCCACCTGGATTGGCATTATCTGCGATACGAACCCGCCCGATACCGACCATTGGTTCTACGAATATTTTGAAGAGGAAAAACCGCTCAAATGTAAAGACTGTAAAATGCCAAACGGTGATTCCGTAATCTACCCTTCCCGGGATATCCGAAACGATATCATTCCCTTTGCCCACCGAAAATGCCCTCAATGCGGGAAGGATTATACCAACGGCATTCCATTATCTAAAATCTGGCACCAGCCCTCAGCACTCGCCCCAAACGCTGAAAACAGAAAACATCTTCGGGATGATTACTACACCAACCTCATGGCAGGGGCCACTCCGGAATTTGTCAAAGTCTATGTCCACGGAGAATACGGATACGTTGGAGAAGGCAGGCCGGTTTACTCCAACTGGTCGAGCGTGCTCCACAAGGTCGAAGGAGAGATTCGGGTTGTCAAGAATTATCCTCTCCTGGTTGGAATGGATTATGGCCTTAACCCCGCCGCGATTGTTTGTCAGACACTTCCCAACGGAATGTTCAATGTGCTCGACGAAATAGTTGGTAAGGACATGGATTTCAGGGAGTTTTTAACCCGACTCTTTAAGCCTTATATGGCGGCCCATTATTTTGGAATGGAATTAGTGATTACCGGAGACCCGAGCGGGGTTGCCCGTCAAGGGACGGATAGTAACACCTGTTTTAAGGAACTCAAGGCCCACAACCTTGAGGGGAAGCCAGCCGTGACCAATGCCATCCAAGCCAGGATTGCCGCGGTGAATACGCTCTTAACGAAGATGCTTCCCATTCCAAGTGATTACGACTCCAAAATTCCGTTCCGGCCAGCCTTACAGATTTCGGGTTTAAAATGCCCGGTCTTGGTGAAAGGGTTTAATGGGGCCTACCGGAGAAAGCGGGTTCCCGTGATTGGAAAAGATATTTATCGAGATGAACCCGAAAAAACATTTGAAAGCCATATTCACGATGCCCTGCAATACGCCGCCCTATTAGTAGACCAGGGCCTATTGAAAGTAAGAAGGTCTATGAATCGTGACCGTCACAGGTCCGTTGATAAGGCGCCTCCCGTTGAGGCGTTTACCTAAAACATTTTCCGTCCGGGGGGAGGAGAAATTTTTAGGAGAAAATTATGTTTCCACTTTTAACCACAGCCGATCAGTTAGCACAGCAAGAGAGAGAGACGGCCCTTTCCGCACAGTTACCGCAGACCGAAGAACAAATGTCTGAGTTAGCTTCCCATATTCGGAAGGTATGGGAAAAGAACAAGAGAGCCAAGGATACGATTGCCAAGGAAATGCTGGAGGCGTTGCGGGCCCGGAACGGAGAATATGCACCCGATAAACTGGCCGCCATTCGGCAGATTCGAAGCTCTGAAGTTTATATTAAACTGGTCAACACTAAATGCCGAAGCGGTGAAGCCTGGCTGAGAGATATTCTTTTCCAGAGCGGTCAGAAATGTTGGGAGATTCAGCCCACCCCCAAACCCGAATTACCCGCAGAGATTGAAAGCGATTTAAGGCAGAAATTTTACAAAGAAGCGGTTTATCAACTTTTAATGAACGCTATGGCAACGGGCGAACCGGTTGATTCCACCACCCTCATGGAACAAGTTTACGAATTGGCCCCCGTCTTTGAGAATAAACTTCAGGCATTGATTTCAGAAAAGGCAAAAGAGGCAGCCAAAGAGATGAGCGCCGAGATTAATGATGATCTCGTTGAAGGTGGTTTTTACGAGGCGTTAGATAAATGTCTTTATGACATTGTGGTGTTCAAGGCAGCCATTCTCAAAGGTCCCATCCCCAGAAAAGAAAGGGTGAGAAATTTAAAGACCGATCCCGAAACGGGAGTGATGAGTGTCGTGCTGGAAGAAAAAAACATCAACCAGTATGAAAGGACCTCACCATTCGATATTTTTCCAGCCAAGGATTCCGGGGACATTAACGACGGGGATTTGATAGAACGAACTTTTTACAGGCCGGACCAGCTTTCGGGTATGCTTGACCTTCCTAATTTTAAGCATGACGCCATTAGGGAAATACTCAGAGATTATGAAGAGGGAAAATTATCGGATTGGGAGACCAGCGTTGATTTTGAAAGGGCCATCCAGGAAAAACAGCAGAAAGACGGGGATATCCGAACCGATACCACTAAGATTCCCTGCTTAATCTGGTGGGGAGCGGTGCAGGGAAAGAAACTCAGCGAATACGGGATTATCGAAGACGCCATGGGCCAGCCCCTCGACCCCGACCGATTTTACCATGCCGTGGCCTGGCTGATTCACAACCAAGTGATTAAGGCGATGATTAATAAAGACCCCAACGGCTGCAAGCCATACAGCAAGGCATCGGTTGAGATGCTTCCCGGTTCTTTTTGGGGGCGATCCACCGCTGAATTAATTCTTGACCTTCAAAATGTTGTTAATGCCACCGCTCGGGCTATTGTCAACAATGTTGGCGTGGCTTCCGGTCCACAGGTGGAAGTCTGTAAAGACCGATTTCCAGAGGATTACGATTTTACCTTGTGGGCGTGGAAAATTTGGGTCTCCGAAGAGTCTCAGATGTCGGATAAACCAGCGGTCAACTTTTTCCAACCCCCCATGGTGACAGACAAACTCATCAATGTCCTAAATACCGTTTTTAAGATTGCCGATGAACACTCCGGAATTCCGGCCTATGCCCACGGCGATCCCAACGTGAGCGGAGCCGGAAACACCGCCTCTGGTCTATCTATGCTTTTGGGCGGGGCAGCCAGGGGAGTCAAAGATATTATTAAACACATCGACCTCTACCTAATTGCACCCACCGTGACGCGTCAGTTCTTCTGGAAGATTGAAAACAAACCACGGCGAGGCATTATCGGAGACCTCAAGGTGGTCCCCATGGGTTCGACCTATCTTGGCACGAAAGAGCAAGAGGCGATGCGCGTGATGGATTTTGTCAGGGCGACAACCAATGATGTTGATTTATCTATTGAAGGGATCGAGGGCAGAAGGTATCTCTTAAGACAGGGAGCGCAGGCTTTAAATATCGACCCGGAAAAGGCATTTCCGGAACAGACTGAGCAACTTCCGCCTCCGCCTGGTAATGCTCCTCCCGGGCAGAACGCACCCGGCCCCAC